TCAGTCGGTACGGCTGTGAAGGCGTCGGGAAGAACAGTTCGGCGCTGCCCTTTGCATAAAAGCCCTGCGGGATAGCGGCAACTGCAGCAAGAATGGCGGTTGTGTCAGCAGTCGCGTTGCCGACGCCAATCGCTCCAGCCGTCGCGTAGTCGGCGATGCTGATGCGCTCGCGCAGCTTGTCTTGTACCGTGCGTGCGACGGTGCCTGAACCCGCCTGGATGAAACCGATCAAGGAGGAGCCCGATTGCTTGACAATATTTGAACCAATACTGAAATCATCAGAGGTTTGCGCATAGAAGACCTGGCGCTGTCTTGAGTCCTGCACTAGCTCGGAATATGAGCCGCTAAAGAACACATTCGCCGGCGTACCGTTTCGTACGATGTAGCCATTGACGGTACGCAGAGGCTGCGCCGCAGGCTGCGTGCCTGCGGAGTCCCAATACACTGTTACTGGTGCGGTGATCGGATTCTGGTTCGGCTGGCCAAAGTAGACATAACCGTTATCGAGCGGCTTGCCATCAGTGCCGGTGTAGAGCTTCAGTGGTTGTTCGACTGGGAGCATGCGTGTCCTTGATCAGTGTACGGTCGCGCCGCGCGGACGCTTCTGCGAAGAATTGAAGGGTGAGCCGCTGACGGCCGGTTTCGGATTGAGAGCTTGTTCGACGCGCTTGGCGATTGCGCGTGAGCGGGCTATCTCGGCGGCACCCTGCGCAACCTGCTTAACCCCAGGGATTGGTTTGGCGTACTTTTCGGCTGCGTTGAATGCGGCAACGATCGGCCCCACGTTGTTTGACGTGTTTACAGTGCCTTCTGGCGTCGTGTAGATGTCGAGAGCTGCATCCCGCAGGTCTCTTACATAATCGGCTCCTTCTCGGCCGAGTACTGCTTTTAGCTTGCCGCGAGCATCCAGGCTATCAACCGCGCGACGGATCTTTGCTTGCGATCCGACGACATCCCCGAACGCATTTGCTCCACCATTCGAGAACATCTGATCCCGAATGTGGTTGACAAGCGCACCGCGAAGGTTTGCAGCAGCCTGCCGCCCAGCCGCAATAACCGCTGGATCAGCATTTACTGGGTGTGCCTCTAGCACTCGGAATATATGGCTGACGTCGTCCTTGCCACGCGGGCGCAGAATCGTATGCTGGAAAACATCTTCTGGCACAACGGCTGCATCCTTCGTCCCAGGCTTTGTACGCAGAAGCTTGTCGACCACGTCATGATTCAGGAATTCATTGGCATAGTTCTCGTACTGGCGCCGAGCCTGACGATATAGAGGGCCGCCTTTGTCTTCAGTTGCCGCATCAAGCACCTTCTTGGCCTTGATGCCCCATACGCTATTCGGCGTTCCAGGCTCGGATGCTTCATTGATCGCTTGGCGAAGATCCTCCGTCGCACGAAGTGGCATGGTGTAACGCGTTGGGGTCGGAGTAAGCGTCAACTTGTCGAGGTCGCCGCCGACCGGTTTTGCGTTCTGCTGTAGCTCCGAATCGATCATAGAAATGATCGGAGCGATCTTGTCTTTACCTTTATTGGCCTTCGCAAAGGCGACAAGGTTTGTTACGTCGACAGGTTCGCCTAGTTCCCCAGCCGCATCGGCTTCGTCATATGCAGCCTTGATCTCCGCCTTCCGCTCAGCTTTTTTTGCCTCCAAGGCTTCGATGACCGAGTTGCCCACGTCGCGCAGATCAGATGCGTTGGGGCCGTATGCATCAGCCAATGCCTCGAAATTCCGCTCCATCTGTGCGTTCTGCTCTGCCAGATGCTCGTTGATCGGCTTACCTTCTTCAAGCTTGGCGGTCTCGCGCTCGAATTTGAGTTGTTGTGGGTCGCGCGTGATCTGGCCCAGCGTAGGTTTAATGCCCAACCGTTCCATCCGTTCAACGCGTACGGCATCTTTACTGGCAGCCGCTGAGCCCACACCAGATAGTGTCGATGTCGGCTTCTTGATGAGGTCACGCAGCTTCTGAGCCTGCTGGGCGGCCAATGAAGCATCCGATGCGTTGATAGGCGCGTTCGTAGCGTCGGCGATATCACGTAGGGCGCCTCGGCCTGCGCGCGCACCAGCGCCTACTGCCGCCAGTTCCGGCATCACCGTCACGGGAAGTACCGCATTTAACGCGTCGCCGACGTTCTGCGTGTACTGCTGTCCGAGTTGCGTACGCGGCTGATAGGTGAGCGCGTTCGCGCCTTCGCCGGCCGCCTGCTCGATCTTGGCCATACCCTGCGGCGTACCGAACTCGCCATTGGCGATCGCACCGGCCACACCTCCCAGCGTGCCGCCAATCATGCCCAGCGTGCCGCCCGTGGCGCCGCTGGCAAGAGACAGCGCAGCCTCGCCCAATCCCTTCACGCGGTCGACCAGGGACGGATCGGCAGGTGTGGCCGGCTGCTGGTCCGGAATGTAGTGGCCCGTGACATCGACGCGCGGAATGCTCGGGTCGATTTCGGTGTTCGGCACTCCGGTTGGTAGAGTCTGAATGTATTCGGCCAAGCGCTTCGCCGCCTGTGTGTCGCCAGCGGCATCAGCATTGCGCAGCGCCTGGTACAGCTGTTCGCGATCATCAGCCATCACTTGCCCCCGTACTTCTTGAGGAGGGCGCTGATATCTGCCGGATGATCAGCGGCGCCCGGTACAGAACCGTGGCCTTGGCCAGTCACCCCTGCAGTGAATGCACTGCGCACAGCCTGCGGTGCCTGGCGTGCGGCCTCGATCTCGCGTAGCATCTGATTAGTCACAGCCACATACGAGTTATGGTCGAACGCTGTGGACAGCATCTCGCGAGCGTGTTCTTTGTCGGATACTGATGGCGTGCCCGACGGCGATATCGCACGCGAGTAGGCGTTGACGAGCGAGTTGTTGGCCGCAACGAATTTGCGCATCGCCGGGTCATTCGTCTGGTTATCGAACATGAGCTGCGCTTTGCCGAACGGCAGGAACCCGGAGCGCACGACGTCGGCCGAGGCTTGCTGTGCCAGCGGCACGAGGTTGGCAGCCTCGTTCGCAGCCATTTCGACGTTTGCGATGCGAGTGCCGGCCGTACGCTGGCCGGCCATCGTGCCGGCGAATTCGGCCATCTTCGCCGCGATCTGTGGTCCGGAGAGGCCCTGCGACTTTGCCTCGCGCGTAATCGCTTGGCGCAGCGCAACGACGTTTGCAGATCCCTGTGCACCACGGCCCAGGTTCTGCATTACTCCCTTGTCGCCAGCCAAGTATTGCTGGGCCATCGTGGTCAGCGTGTCCTGATCGAGCGTCGGTTCTGTGTCGCCCTTGCTGTCCTGGCGTGCGGCGATGCGATCCTGAACCGCAAGCTGCGTCGCATTGTTCATGCGGGTTGTCTTGAGCTGCGTGTCGGCAGACAGCTGCGCGTTCGCGTCCGGAGTCGTGTACTTCTTCTGATCGTCGGCTTTGATACCTGCGTCGCGCACACCAGCCAGATAGTCCGGCAGATCCTTCGCATCAGTAGGCATCGCATCGATATAGTCCTGCGCACCGCCCTTCGGAAGGATGCCGCGTGCCTCCATCGACTTGAACATAGCGATCGCTTGCGCCGGCTTCACGCCTGGCTTCGCCAATGCTCCAGCAGACTGCGCGAGGATGCCTTGATTCTTCGCGTAGACGTCGGCCTGTTTATCGGCCAACGTAACCGGTGCCAGATCAGCATTGCGTTGCTCACCTTGAAGGGCGCCGAACTTCGCCGCAAAGTCCTTCGGATCAGCGATATGCGACAACGCGAAGCCAAGGGCGCCTTGCGCCTGCTGCGGGTCAGCATCCAGCAAAGCCAGTGCATTGTCGTAGTGCGACGTGTCGAGACCAGCGTTTTTGCGTGCGTCGATTTGCGTTTGAACGACCTGCTTGGCGATATCAGGCTTCCCTGCCAAAAGAGCAGAGTAGGCCTGCGCCATCGTGTCGCCTTCGGCTTTCTGATCGGCGGCACTCATACCGTCCCACGCCTGTTTTACGGCCTCGCGCTTATCCGGATATTTGGCTGCAAGGGCTGCGAAATTCTGTGGCGTCGGATTTGCCAGAGCGCTCTGCACGTCCTGCGAGTACTGCTGCGCCTGTTGCTGGGCGAGTTGTTGGGATTGCTGTTGCTGCTGCAATTGGTTCAGCGCTGCGCCAGCCTGCAGTCCAGTGGAAAATTTTTGTCCCAGATCGATTTGAGGGACCGTTGCGAGGTAGTTGATCGGATCCATCAGAACTTCCCTGGCGTCTTGGCGCCCATGATCGTGCCAGCGATATTGAGAAGATCGCCAAAGCCCTGTCGAGCAACGCTACCTTGTGCGATTTGGCCGCCAGCCGTTGCGGCGCCTTGCTGCTGGAGCAGGTTGGCAACACTCTGACCTGTCTGCAGTCCAGCATTGCCAACGCCGGCCGCGGCGTTTTCACCCATCGATGTGAGCCCCCCGAGGTTGCCGAGTTGCTGCTGGATCAGCTGCGACAGTAGGGCAGGCGAGAACTGCGCCAGCGCGCCCTGGACGTTCCCACCGCGCAGGCCACCAGTAGCCGAGGCGTTCGCCAGAATGGCATCTTGACCTTGCTTTTGCAGTGCCGCGAACTGTGGCGACGACTGAATCGCCGAGATGGCGGACTGCTGCGCATCATTGCCGTTCAAGCCGAGCAGGTTCTGTTGTGCGCCGAGAGAACTTGTGCCAGCTGTGACGTATGGAGCAAGTACTTTTTGCAGCGCATCGAACATTTGCTTCTGCTGATCGATGCCGGCCTGCGCACTGGCAGCTTGAGTGTTTGCAGCGCTCTGGATGGCGTCGGCCTGGTCGTGTGCGCCGGTGAGGTAGCCGACGGCTTTGCCAATGAAGGACACTAGATGTTCTCCCAATCGTTACGGGTCATGCCCAGAATGTGGACGCCGAGCAGGCGCCCGTTCTGCCGGCAGGCATTGCGACGGATGCCCTCGAACTGAAAGCCCAGCTTCAGGCAGTAGTTGCGTGCGGCGACAAGGCCCTCGATGACGTACGCAGTGACGCGCTCAATCGTCGGATTGGCGAAGGCTTGAGCCAGGCAGAGGCGCCCTAAGTCGCGCGAATGCGGCAGCGCGCGGCGCGTAAGTAGCGCGTGCACGTCGACTTCGATGAAGCCGGATTCGATGATCATGAAGGCGCCGACTAGATCGCCATCGACGCGCGCGCCCAGGTAGTGGACGTGCGGATGCACGATCGGCGCGGCCGGTCGGTCATCGTGGCCCACGCGGGCAATGTACGGGTCGAGGAACAGTGGCGCGAGTGCGCCTTGATCAGACAGTGGTTGCAGTTCCAGCAGCGGCATCGGGTTCTCCCTATCGGGGTCTCGGTGCGCCGCTGGCTGCGCGTTCGGCTCAGCTATCGCTAGTGCGAATGCCTAGATTATAAGCATTACCGAAAGGAAATCAATATATACCGTTTATATTGTTTACGAGTACAGTACGCCACCGAGCTCGTGCATCGTAATTGACGTTGCTGCACTAGCAAAGCCACGCAGGGTATCGCCAGCCTTTAGTGTAGGAATGTCGATATCGCGGAAGTCATTCGCAGGGATGCTGTAGGCATTCAGACACACATTGGCTGCGCTTGAGGCCGTAGCTGCAACATCTGCATACAGCGTGACCGCGACGGCACCAGCCGTCGAATTTGTAAGCCGAACACGGCCATTCTTAAGCACCGTGGTACTCGGCGTGGTCGGCATTGTGAATAGGACAGTGACAGCGTTTGGCAGTTGAACCGGGGTGAAAAGCTGGGAAATTGTGAGGGCCATATTAGCTCGCTTGTAGTAAGGTTTGAAGATCGTTAATCTGCTTTTGCATGCGGTCCAGATTTACTGCACGAGATAAGGCAATGATCTGCGACTCAAGTTCAGCAACACGAGACTGAAGTCGTTGCACAGTCGATTCGCTGTGCCTCTGCTGAATGATCACTTCTAGGTCGGCTATCCGACCCTCCAGCCGACGGATAGTTGCGGCCTCATCTCGTTTGGAATATGCAAGCGCTTCCAGCGCGCCAACGACGCCCAGCAATCGAGCTACATCCCCACCAACATTGGTAGCCCGCTGCGATGCATCTGTTGCAATCGCCTGCACATCTGATGTAGCAGAAGGCAGCGTCTCATTCACGTCCTGCAAGGCCTGCTCAAAAGCACGCAGCGTCTCGTGATTTGTGAATACCTGGGCTAGTTGGCTTCTGTTCAGTTTCATTCTGGCCCTATGTCAAAAAGTGGCTCAAGATGAATTTCCAGCCGTGCGACAGAGATGAATGCGTCGCTCGTTCCGCGAAACCTCTGGATTCGCAAGGTCTCCATCGCACCTTGTCGGAGCCAGATCAGGCGCTTGATACGATTGCCCTGCTTGCCCGCAGATATAGACCGTTCTTGACTCCATGTCTCGCCATCGACAGAGAATGATGTCCAGACAACAGGATCGGCACCAAGTGCTATACGTCCGGTCAGACACACCAGTTCCAACTGATGGAAGATCGCGCCATTGCCTTCGTTGTAGATGATTTGAGTGCCGAACTCCCAGCCAACTGTCTGGCCGTAGTGCTCGCTAATCGTGTTGTCCAAGTGGCCAATCAAAGCACTTGTAGGATCGCCGCACAGCCACTTGTCGTAGCACCAGACAAGGTTACGTGCACGATATGTGGACTTCTCGCCAATCCCGGAATCTAGCGTGTACCAGACGTTTTCGCCGACCTCCTTAGACGCGCCACCATCATAGACAAGAGTTTGATCAGGCAGGTGTACGTAGAGCAGATGGTGGCTCTTGTCGACCCGAACATCGAACACAACATTGGCTAGTTCAGCCTCCGTGTACTGCTGCAGGATCTGGTCTACCTCACGGGTCGACAGTTTGTCTGTACTAGAGTTTTGTCCAATCCATACGGCAGGCGGTTCATTGCGTGCGCCGCCTAAGAATACTGTCATTTCCATGAAGCCCATCGCAACGCAATGGGTACCGATGGCGCCGCGCTGCATGATGGCACCTTCATTCCGCAGAAAGGGGAACAGCGTGCCGCCAACATTGTCGAATACCTCGATCGTGTATCGGTTGATCGCGTACGCTTCGTTGCGCCATTTTTTGACGGCCATAATCGGATCAGGATCGGCCTCAGAGCTGCCATACTTCAGCGGATTGACCGAGAATGGATCAGTCAACTCCGTCACGACAAGGGATTCCCCATCTGTCGTCATGAAGTAGCCGGCTATCCACACGACATCAAGAACGGTCCCCAAATCTGGGTCGGTAACCTGGGCCAAGGTACTGCCATCCCAGTAATACAGTGCGCCTCCTGATGCGATTGCGAGCCGATCAAAGGAATAGTCCATGCTAACCTGGCCTGTGCCGCCAACATCCCCCAGTGTTGTTACGACGCCTGCGGAATCGACGCGCACAAGCTTTGTTCCCATCACTCGGTAGCAGAGGCCATTCCAGTTGATGCCGCCTCGATCTGTGCCGGACCCCATCGCAAACTGAACGATGCCATCACCAGGACGTAGGTAGCCAGCAGAAATGCCTTGCGGCTTCGGAACCGGAACCATATTGCGTGGAAGGGATGTCCTGAAATCGGCTGCTCCGTCTGAGAACACCCCGCTGAGGATAGGCACTTGCAAGGCTTACCCCTTCTTCTTGCCTAGCACGCGGTCAGCCTTTGCGTCGATACGCGATTTCGCGCTCGCGCTTAGCTTCCCAGCCTTTTCCATCTGGCTGGCACGGGCCTTTGCATTTGCCGCGTGTGCGCGATCGTTAACTGGGTAGCTGCGATCCGGCCCGGCAAAGGAAGATTTGGGCAGTGCATTGCGTTTTTTGGTGGACAGTTCAGCCATGTTTTCTCCGTTAGCCAAGGTATTCGAGTTTGATATGCACGGCGTACTTCATTGCCCCGGCCGTACCAGAAGCGTAGTTGCTGGTCTGGTAAGTGATGTTGGTGCTCGCTTTGGCGTAAATGATCTGCACTCCCTGACCAAATGCGCCTGCAGCATTTGCTGTATTCGTTGGTGTAACACTGCCGGCGACTAAAGCGACACTAGAGTCGCTATCGGTCCATCCGATGCCAATGTTCGGAAGAGTGGACGATGCACCGTCTGCCGTGGTTTCTACTGCATAGCATGAGACCCGATACATGCCTGCACCGTTGGCCGGGACGGCATAAAGCGTCGTGGAGGCGATGTTTGCGCTTTGATTGGCAAGATTCACTTGCGCATATTCAGCTGCCACGCCAGCGGCTACGGTGCTGATGCCTTTGTAGCTCGTCACGCCCCCGCCAAGGGTGGCACCCTGTGTTGCTTCCAGCGTCGTGAACTTGCCGGCAGCCGGAGTGGTTTGGCCGATGGGCGTGCCATCAATTGAGCCGCCCGTAATCGTAGTATTCGCAGGGCTCGAACCTGCGACTGCTCGTAAGCTCATGTCACCATCCTTCGCCGCTGGTCACATAGACGGTTGACCCTGCGCCGCCTGGAGCAACAATGCTGATGCTTGAGTGCCCGTTTTGCTCCGAGCCCTGTTTCGTTAGTGTGGTCTGCGAGTTGGGGAGCACCGGGATATCAGCGGCCGTGGCCACATCTGTTGATCCAGCGAATACCGGACGCACGAACACCAACTGCGAGCCGGAATTCGTCACCATGTATTGCTTCGAATACGGATCGACCGCGGCGGAAGCCGCCGTTGCTGTAGCTGATACTGAGTTGGTCGAACCAAGTTTCGCGTTGAATGGGGCGAGAATAGACATATTGATCTCCCAGAGTTATCCGACCCTGTACCAGCCGTTGTTGATGCCGTCGAAGCGCAGACGGAAGAAGCCATTAGCGGCCAGAGTGGTCGGGGCGCCGTTGACGGTGGCGCCATTGCCAGCCACGGTCAGAGCGGTCACGATCTGCGTGCACGACACGAGCACTTGCTGTCCGTCGACCGCGGTGGCCAGCGCAGGCAACGTGATCGTGCCAGCCGCAAAGGTGCCGGTTGGGGTGAGCAGCAAATAGACGTTCTCACCGCTCGTAGCCGGCGCAATCGTGATGTTGAAAGCGGTCGCGTTCGGGGATGCGTACTGCGTCATGAACGAGCCACTTGCGGTCAGGTTGTCCTGAAAGTAAGCGAGTAGGACTGACATTGCCGCAGCACGAGCGTCGCCGTTGTTGGTAGAAAAGATCACCGCGAGGTCGCCGGCCGTAACGGTATCCGCTCGGGACAGCTGATTGATCTGCATTGCGGCTCCTAATTGAAGTCGATGCCACCATCAGGGCCGGCGTTAATCGGCTCATCAGGCGGGATCAGGAATGGGTTGTAATTGCGACGCCATGGCAGGTTGCCAGCGCCTGCCGGCATACTTCTCGGGAAGTTGACCTCAGGTGGCATCGCAGCGCGGGCCATCAGCATGTCGTAGCCTTCCTTCGCTGTTGCCGAGGTAGTAGGCGATACCTGCTTTCCGTAGCCGGCGGAAAGTCGCACGGCCAAGTTCAGATAGACAGGCTCGACGGCCATATCTGGCAGGTTCGAATCGTCATCGAGGTTCGAATCATCCGGGGATGACGGGAGCGGGTAGCCGAGACGAATCCCTTTCCCATCCCACATCGCCATCATCGTGTCTAGACGTCGCAGACCTGATTGCAGTGTGTCTGGGTCGAGGTCGACGACGAACCCGTGGAGTGCCAGTTCCCCGAACGCTTCCTCCACAATCTGCTGCTTCGTCCAGCTCACGGTTATTCCTCCAGCGCAGCTGCGATCCGATCGCGCAACGCCTTGTCACTGGTGCGTCCGTCGAACTTGATCTGAAGCTCAGTCGCCTTGCTTTCCAACTCTGCGCGGGTTGGCGGCGCGTCATCGCTAACATCTTCCACTGTCGTGGCCGATCTGCCGTCAATCGCTTCCGGCAACGTCGCGAACCAGCCATCAGCAAGCGCATCAGCCAGCCCAGCATCGTCGGCCACCTGACGATAAGCATACGTTCCGCCTGGACGCTGATAGTTACCTGGGCAGCGATATACGAGGGTAGGGAATTCCATATGGTCCTCAAAAAATGGGACCGAGTTTCCCCGGTCCCTAAGCGCCTCAGGAGATCCTGTAAGTAACAAAGGTGTTCGCGGCCGTCTTACGGGTGCGGAACTGACCAGTCGTCGCGGTTGCCACAGCAGCAGCCCCAACGATCGTGTGTCCAGAGGCTGCCGTCACGGTGAACGTGTTCGGACCGGTGTTGATCACCGACCATTCGAACGAATCATTCACGAGGAACGTTGAAGCGGCATCCATGACGGTGCCAGTTGGGATCGTTCCTGCAACAGCAGCAGCAGTAGACGAGGTAATCAAGCCGCCCATCATTGCAGCAGCTGATACGGCGCCCGTCACATCGACAGCTACCGGAGCACCCTGGACCGAGGTGGCATACAGCGACATCACCAACGGCGCGGCTCCTACTTGGTAACGCACTTGTGCGGCTTGCGCCTCAATGATGATGGTCGCGCCAGACGAGAAGGGGCCGAAGACGGTTTGTCCGTTGGCGAGGACGGTGCCAAGCACAGTCGGCTTGGCTGGCTCGTTCGGGTAGCCGACCAACTGCGTGACGACAGCCTTGTCGGTCGTGAAAACAGCGATGCTCTGGTTCGCGGTAAGCGTAACCTGCGCCTTGCCCAGAGGATAAACAATCAAATCCATGATGTACCTTTCTATCTCGGTTGGGCGACGTTAGGTCTGGCTGAACAGCATGATGCCGCTCATCTCAGGCTGCTTGTTCACCACACCGAAGAACACGTCCCAGCGGTATTTCGTCTTCATCGTGTTGATGTCGTAGAAGCGCTGCATGGTGACTTCGATGCCCTGGTCAGTGGTGGAGCGCATGACCGCAGCACCCGAGTTCTCAGGCACGACGTAGCGACCCGGCAGCAGTTCGATGGCATCCTTCTGCCAGAACGGGTTGATCGCAGCAGCCACGGTATTGAGGAACACAATAGATGCGGTCGCCGACGTGGTGACGACGCAGTTCTGATACTGCAGTTCGGCGTCCGTGCCGCCCTGGGCCGAGATAATCGGCGGCGAGATGACCAGCGTCGTGGACGACGGCACCGAGATCACGCGGAAGGTCTTGAGTTGGCCGGTGTCGCCCTTGGTGATGTGGTGCACAGCGTTCACGCCTGCGATGGTGAAGCAGTCGCCGGCGGCCACGTTCGTGGTGCTTGAAATCGTGATGGTTTGGTAACGGTTGTCGACGTTCGAACGCTCACCGTTCACGCCCACGCTGGTAGCGCGCGGCGTGTAGTAGTTCGAGGCCGACGCGCGGGTGTCGATCGTCAGGCTGCCGCCGCCAGCAGCAGCGGCCAGTCGGTTGGCGTAGTCCAGCTTGTAGGTGTCGAACGACGCCACGGTGCCAACGTATGCCTTCTCGTATGCGTTGGTCGGCTTCTGGTTCATCGTCTGACGGCCGGCCAGGTTGCTCGCCATGCCGTTGTAGTCGCGGGTCGACAGAGCCAGATAGCGATCGAACGCCTGCACGCCCTGTTCGTTGAAGATGGCTTCGCACTGCGCGACGTCATCAAAGCCGCTTGCGGCGCTTGTGCGCTTGACGACCAGCGTGCCGGTATTGGCTGCGGTGTTCATGACCGCCACGTTGATGTCACTGGCGAGCTTCTGGGCCGCAGCCTGACCGAGACGGCCTTCTTGCAGCATGTCGCGCAGTTCGGTCGCGCTCAGGATCGCGGTGGAATGCTTCTGGAAGCCGAGCGTGGCCGGGACGACCAGCTGAGTGGAGTTGACAAAGTGGGAGGTTGCATCGGTACCATCGAACGACTGCGCGATGTACGGCATCGGACGCCAGATGATGTCACCGGCGCGCTCCATGATGACGGAGTCAGTGTTGTACTTCGAGACGTTGCGCGACAGGACAAGCTGGTCATTGAACTTTTCCAGCACGTTCTCGAACGCGACGATCTCTTCCTTGGCAAAGCTATTCGCCATGATGAGCCCTTAAATGAATGAGAAAAAATCAGCTTTCGCTGGCTTGAACTCATCCACTTCAAGGGCTGGATGGCGACCGATAATCTGGTACTACACTGCCGATTTAAGGCTGGCGAAACCTTTACTGCTTGGTATTACGCGGCGCGCTTCGACGCCTTGTATGCCATGACTTTCGACAGGTCACCAGTGCGCAAAGCCTCTTCGCGCAGCTTGTCTAACGTCGAATCGGTCGACACACGCGTTCCACCAGAACCCTGAATGACTTTCTCGGCCGGAGGAGGGGCCTTGCGCTGCGATTCCTTCATCGTGGTCTCCAGTCGTGCTACTTCACTTGCAAATTCGATCGGATCAGAAATGGCAGCAAGCTCCTTCAGCTTTGCTGGGCTTTTGCCGAGCGCATAAACCAGCTTCTCAGGCTTTTTGGCGGCCTTCAGCAAGATCGCCTGCTTGACCTGATCGAGCGCGCCGGTTACAGCGCCTTCCGAATCATCATAGTCATCGACCGGTAAAGCCGCTTTCGCCGCGTTGTAAGCGGTAACACGCTGCTGCCATGCGGCTTGCGCGGATTCCTGTTCCTTGCGCTGTGCTGCGGCTTGCTCGTCTGCTTGACGCTTGCGCTCGTGCCAAGCCGTCAACTCCGATTCGAAGCGCTCTGGATCGTACTCGCAGCCTTCCAGAGTCGGCTTCTCGCCAACCTTGATTGCACCAGGAGCATTGGCCGCCTCGCGAGCGGCCCTTTCCTGTTCCAACTCACGGATCCGCTTGTCCTTTTCGCGGTTCGCCTTGCGCAGTTCGCGCACCCATTCCGGGGCACGAGCTTGCTCTTCTTCCTGTTGCGGCTCTTCGTCGCCCAGGGTGATGACCAAACCACCAGGCTCTTCCTGCGGCTCCGCTTGTGGCGTGCTCTCGGACGACTGTTCAAGGCCAGATTGCTCGGCCTGATCCTGTTCGACTTCACCCTGCTCGATTTCAGCCTGTTCGCTCATCTTTTCCCTTCTATCTCTCCGCTATTTGGAGGTGCTTAAATGATAGGCGGAAACTATCCGAAAATCAATATTAATAGTTTTTATTGTTTATACCGTTTAGTTCATTGACCTGTTGGCTGCGGCTGAGCGGCTTGCAGAGCCTGTTGCGCCATCTGCTCGCGCTGCAATTGCTGATTGTCGACGTGCTGCACGACGTCCAGCGCGTGCTGCGCCTGGGCCTGCTGAACGCTCGCAAGCTTCGTGATTGTGTCCGCAGTCGTCTGGCCAACCTTGGCATGTGTGAGTTCGGTGTTTGCCTGCTTGTTGGCTGCGTCGGCCAACTGGTTCTGCGCCGCGGCTTGCAGATACACGGCGTTCGGGTCTGGCGGTTGATTCGCGGCCGCAGTTTCCATTTCCTTGGCCTCTTCATCGGTAGGCTTGATCGCGCCCATCTGCACAAGCTGACGACGGAAGTACGCGCGCACGTCCGCCATACCTTCGCCTTCCATGTTCATCAGGGCGAGGTTGTTCAGCACCTTTTGCGCATCCGGATCGCTCGTCACCTGCAGCATGCCGATCAGCTTCTGGACGGTTGCATCACGCTTGCTTGACGAGGAGGGACCGACTTCCGACGTTACGTCAAACGTCGCCTTGGACAGATCGTTCTCAATGACCTGCTCGCCGGTCTCCTTGTCGATCATTGGGCGCAACAATTGGACCTGACCTGCGCTCCCATCGGGGCTGACAGTCTTCATCTTGCGGCCTTCTTCGACATAGATGTCCCGCGCCATCGACAGCCAGATCTCGCCGCAACGGCGCATGGCCTTGGCAAAGTTAGACATATAGATGAAAACTTGCATGTCCAGGCGCGTCTGAACGAGTTCCATCAGCTTGCCGCTGATATTCGACTGCACCTGTTCGCCGGCCTGCTGGTTCCCGAGCAGGTCTTGCAGGTCATCTTCGGTGAGTTGCAGAAGGCCCGCTAGAGCAGGGGGAACGCTCGGCGCCTTGGTATATCCGACCGGACCGCTCTGCACAGGATTGCCGCTTGCGTCCTTGAGTGTGTTAAGCAGCAGAACAGGGTAGCGCTTTACCGAATCATCCGCCCACATCTGCTGGTGTCCGGCTAATTGCTCAGGCGTGACGATCGGCTTTTCTACCGGCGAGAACGTCGCAATCTCGGCCAGCATCGACACCAACATGTTCTTCAACATCTGTGGGTCGCGCGCAAGGCGAACGTGCCCCATGCAGCGCTCGACGTTGTCAACGAACCAGCGCTTGCCGTAGACAGGAACAATCGGGATGTTGCGACCGGCGATGTAGCCGCAGTCCTCCAGAACGCGTGCGCCGTTCATCAGGTACTTGTGCACCTTGCGGCGCGTGATGCGCTTCTGGCGAACCTTCTGGAAGCCCGTGGCCAGCAAGGTCTGTTCAATGGTCGGGTCTTCTTGAAGCTCCGAGTCCCAGTATTTCTTCTCGTTCGGCTCACTGTCATCGAGGGCGATGCCGCGGAATACGTGCAGCGTTTCGGGCTTCTGTTCAACCTCGTAGTACTCGGCGACGTAGACCATGTCCGGCGTCACCCAGTCGAACTCGCGCCTGTAGACGGCTTTCGGCCAGGTTGTTGGATCCTCTCCGAACTCTTCCTTGTAACCGTGGGTCGTGTAGCTCGACAGCACCCAGCAGCGCTTCGCGTCGCGCTTGTCCTGCCGCTTGGCGTCCAGGTCGAAGTAGACGGAGCTGTCAGCATCTGGGATCGGCTCGATCCTGATCCGCTGCTGGTCATCGTCTTCGCTTTCCTCGTCCTCGTAGCAGGCCCGCAGGCGCCATGCGCCGAAGCCACCGCCTACCGCTTCCTCGAAAGCGTTGTCGTAGGCTTCTTCGGCGCAGCTGTCCTGTTCGTCCGCTCGATACAGCCCATCGCAGGTATCAGCCAACTGGTCATCTTGGGAGCCATCCTTAGGCACGTAATCCACGGTCACGCGGTTATTGCGGTACTCGTTGATGATCCGGATCACCGCCAGATGGATCTTGTTGACCTCAAACCGTGGCTTGTTCTCAAACTGCTCCTGAAGCGGTCCTTCCCACTGTGCGCCGGCAATGGAGTAGAAGCGGCGATCCGCCACACACTGCATGCGCTCGTTGCGTAGCGATGTCTGAACGCGGTCAAACTCACGCATCGCTCGATCGTGAACATCGAGCAGCCGCTCTTCGTTGGTCTGTCGTGGCATGGATATAGCCTATTGGAAATCAATTACCGATAGTCTACATCTATTGATTGTCAGCGTGAAATAGTTTGTTTTATCGGCGCCCCCATACTGACGCCATCGGGATCGGGGTGACCTGCACAATTTCCTGCTTCGGCATCACGGTTAGGTGCTCGCCGGCACCCAGCATCAGATACTGCCCAGCCTCGCATGGGTGTGAGAAGCGGTTCTTGTCTGGCACGTCGCGGAAGCGGTCATCACCTGATACCTTGATGCGCTTGAACATATAGCCGCCTTGCATACCCTTGCGCGTCGTCTTGCAGTCAGGGTGGATCAGGAAACCCGGCTCGCCATCGATCATGCGACGCAGCGACGCGGAGACGGCCTCAGTGCGCAGTGCAAAGTCATTGGTGGGCGCAGGCACCGCAGGGAAACCGTTCGCAGCCAGAAGCTGGAATACCGTTCTCTCTTCGCTGTCGCCGGCCTGTCGCTGGTCGCCGGCTGGGTCGCCTGTAATCTTCGCGATCGGCCAGCCTGGAAAGTGCTCGGCAAGGAACAGCTTCAACTCGCCAGCGAAGCGGATGATGCCGGTGTCCTCTGTCACGAGCTCGCACCGCCAGCGCATCTGGCCATTCGGCATCTGCTGGCCGATGACAGCGGCCGGCGTCAATCCGAAGTCCAGGCCGATGTGCAGGCCACGATCTTTGATCAGTTCGAACTCGCGACAGTGCGTCGAGTCACGATAGTCCGGATAGACCGGCTTGCCGTCCTGCACATAGCCGTATTCGTTGGCGAGGTTGACCAAGATCCACGCCTCATCCTTGCCTTGCGCGCCCTTGAGATAGTAGCCGCTTGGAAGATTCTGGATGTTCTCGGCCTTCGGGTTCTCGCGCCAGGGCGAGTCCTTGTTGTCACGAATCAGGCCGCCCGGCTGCTTCAGGAACAGCCAGCCCTCGGGCCGCTGCTCTTCCGCCAGCCGGTAATACCAGTGGTCAGTGTCAGGGGCATTCGTGTCGCCGAAGATGCCATACCACGTCGGCATGTTGTCTTGCGGGTAACGACCAACGCGCAAGTCGAGCATCTGAACGATAGCGAACGGGATTTCCTTCGTCTCGTTCACCCACGCGGCAGTAAGCTGCAGACCGCGCAGCTTCTTGACGTGCTCTTGGCGGTCTAGGGCGAGGAATACCATTTCAGCGCGCACCGTCGTCCCGTCGTTCAATTCGAACTCAAGGTGATGCGTCGGAGGCTCAAGGCCTCCTTTCACGAAGCGGCCCAGTCCTTCGAACATCTCCAGCCAGTCTTTGATCGTCGTGCCGAACAGGTCCGGATAGGTATTTCGGATTGCAGCCACGCGGGTCTTGCGCACGCCATTAGCGTCCGGCGCCTGGTCGATCATGACGCGGAATGCTTTCCAGCAGCTGGCGTTGGTCTTGGACGAGCCGAGCGGCCCGCAGATGAACGTTCGCTGCTCCTTGCTCAGTAGGTACTGCTCCAGCGTCGGGCCTTGAGGTGCGTAGGCAAATTCAATCTGCGGCATCGATGTCTTTCTTGCGGCCAGTGTAGTCCTTCACCATCACCTTAATTGCGCCTCCACCTTCACCCGTCACCTGAAGCGGCAGCAGCTTCGGATAGATCGAGCCCCAGAACACTCGCTCATTCAGCGGATCGGATTGAGCCCATTCAACAAGACGGTCAGCGCCGCCAAGCTTCTCAGCCGCGAGCGCGATAGCCTCCTTTGCTGTTTTTGTCGTTTTGCTAAGAGCCCCCTTCGGTTTACCAGGGTTACCTTTACCGAATTTTCCCGTATTTTTCGTTTCAGTCACGACAATCCTCTGCAATCGTTTGCATAAATTGTGCCACTACTCAACCATTTTGCGATATCCGAACACTTTCCAATGCATCGAGCCGCCGCTTGAAGCTCTCCAACATCACCTGCGTCAGCTTCAGCCCTCCGCACAGGCCGAGGATGAAGCCGCAGAGGAAGCAGGCGAAGACGGCGAGCTCTTGGCCTTCTTGGGGGATGATGTTCATGGTGCACTCCGAGTCATGATGCTTGATGCAACTACGGCCAGAGCGAAAGCCGCACCCATTACCCAGCCGATTGCGATTGCGCCAAGGGGCCCGAGTTGCCAGCGTTTGACGAGCCAACCGCCGGCATGCGCGCTGCACCATGTAACTGCCATGCCAATGACGAAACCGATCATGCTTCCTCCTTAAGTGCGCGCAGCTTGTACATTTCTGCCACCGCGAGCGCTCCGGCTACCGAGTTGACGACGTGGACCTGTGCGCCCCAATCCTTGTGCCATGTGGCCTGATCGGACGTCAGGGCCTGTTTGCTTGGCGGCTTGCTGCCGTCTTTCACTTCGATGAGGAAGGTTTCACCCTGTACGGCGCATAGCAGGTCCGGGCAGCCCTTGCCGACCGCGTGCAGGTGCTGAACCGTGCAGCCGGCCTTGCGCAGCGCAGCGACGATTTCAGGCTGGTTGGCGTCGATCTTGGCGCCGTATCTCATGCCGCCTCCCCGATAAGTGCCAGGCATTCAGCCAGCAGATCCGCTTCCGTGCCGTAGCGCGCGGTGAACGTCTCCTTGCGGCCGTGGAC